TCAATTTGATTGGTATATACCAGATCATTTACAGTGTCTTGATAATTAACTGTGAAATCTGTCTCCAAGAATGCATCAACTGTACCACCTTGGAACTCATATGCAGGTTCGACCTTAGTTACACTTGCAAGGTGATCAACAGGGGAACTGAGATTTGCTTGCTCAAGGGTATCAGTGATGATATCCATCAGGTTACCAACAGTGGTCCAAACATCAGCACAATCGGCAAGACTGTAATCTAGTTGTGTTACACCATTAGAAGTGGCAGAGACGAAGGTGTGTGTATATTGCTGACCAACGGGTGAAGCACCAACATTAACAGTGATTGTAGTTGCACCAACAGCAGTGACAGCAAGAACTGCATTGTATGCAGGATCAGGATTTCCATCGCCAGCAATTGCACGAGGATATGCAGTTTGACGATCATTACCATCTTGAGTGCAAGTAAATGTAAGACTCTCTGTAGCAAGAGAAACACGAGAAGCAGTTGTCAATGAATGACTTCCAATCGTGAGTACCATAACACCAGTTGCGGCGTCATAAGTTGCATCAGTTACGGTAAATTGATTCAGAGAAGATGCAGTGGAATCAGTGATTGTTGCATCAGTTTTCTGCGTCAGTCCATGAGAACCAGTAACAGTCCAAAGAGTATTTGTAATAATATACTGTGCAATTTCTTTTGCTTTATCGAATGCCCAGACAGTCTCTACTTGCTCACCATCAACGTGATTGATTGTGATAGGTGTTGTAGTTCTATTGACATACAGTGCTGCTGTATCCCAAATATGACTATTGCTACCATTACGAAGATCTTCAACCAATTCTTCAATAACATCAACGATGTCATCTTCACAATTTACATTTCCACCAGGAATTGCCAATGAAGGATATTGCTGAGTCAATAAATGAACAGTTTCTTTTGCAATAAAGTCTTTGTTGGAAAGAAGAAGATTTGCAGCATCATAATATCTTTGACTCTTTGCAGCAAATCCAGCAGGTGCGCCTGTAACTCTAGAGGTTGCAAGGATTGCATCATTGTTGAATTCTTCACCCTTAGTAAATCCTTCAGCACCAGACCAATCATCAACATAAGTTTGACCTTCTGTACCATCAAAGTGAAGAAGTAATTTGGTATTTGAATCACCTTGGAAGATGCCTGCAGGTGCAGTGAATGCACCAGTATAACGAGCATTAGTAGAAACACGGAACTCATCGACATAACCAGGGAATACTGCACCAGCGTTATAAGTAGCGCCAATTCTAATTGGTTTCGTGGTTCCATAGTTGGAAGCATCAGAGTAATCACTACCCTCTTGAGTTCCATTAAGGAACATTTTGGTTGTAGTGCCACTTCTGCTGATAGCAACGTGATACCAAGTTCCAGCAACTAAGTTTGTTGTACCAGTGATTGTAACACTGCCATTATTATAATATTTCAGATTCGCACCATCGAGATACAGATACGGTGACAGTTCAGTTGCTGCTGTTCTGAAGTCAAAGAGTGTTTTACTTCCTGCAGC